TGTTTGGATCGTCTCCTTTGAGTTGTTGTGCTATGTTCTTCAGAACATCGGCTTGGGAAACCTTTATAGTTTGTATGGTTTCTTGTGGTTTTGCTCCCATCGTCGATACAATCGTATCCACCTGCTTCTCCGATGTTACATTACATACACCGGGTAGGGTTGCCATGATACGAGTAATCTTCATCCCCTGGGGAACTTGAAACGCTTTTACAGCCCCATTCTCTACGGGTAACCCGCCGTGTACTGTTGCGAGTAAAACAAGCTCTGATGGAAGTTTCAGAGACATTCTTATAGTATCCCGATAAAACAATAGGATGTCTGTGTTTGACGAAGAAGAAATTGAACGCTTGCGCACAGTCTATAATAAGGAACATTCCAAGGAAACACCCATTCCTAAGGGAAAAACTGAACAGATTTGGAAATCGTTACAGACTCGTCTACGAGACAAGTGTCACACAGGTCGCGCCGAATGTATTGTCGCAAGTTTACTTCGTAAACCCAAGGCACCGAAGGAATGGGCGGTCAATCGATATGAATGGTTGTCCTCCGATGATATCGACAAGGTTGAAAAAAACTATATGGAAATCTTTGCGGATTATTATTACGTGGCGACCGTTCCCATTGATTTTGACTTGAAAAGCGAAACACAGACCTGTTTGGTATCCGCGCTGTGTTCTCTCAAACTCAAGGATGTGTATGACAAGGGAAAACAACGAATTGGTATTGTCATCAACACCGATCCACATGATGGACCCGGACAACATTGGGTAGCTGTGTTTTGTGACATTCGCCCAGAACTGAAATACCCACGTGTGACCTATTTTGATTCGTATGCTGAAGAACCGGAAAAGGAGATTAAAACATTGATGAAACGATGGAAGGAACAATGGGACGCAACCGGTATTCACCAGAATGGAATGAAGATGACGTTTAACAAGACACGTCACCAATACAAGGATTCAGAATGCGGGATGTATTGTTTGTATTTTCATTACGCATGTTTGATGAACTTACCTATGAAGGAAAAAATACCTGACGATGTCATTAACGCATTTCGTAATCTACTGTTTGATCTGCCGAAAATAGAATCATCCCCAAAAGAATAATGGAGTGGCTCATTGCCGTATTTCTACTCATAGTCATAGGGTATGTCTTGTTTGACGATACTCTTGGAGAACAGCCTACATGGATGCCCAGAAAGCGCCTCTGTGATTATTATGTGTCGGGTTCAGTGTTTGAAGATATTCCATCCGCTCTCGCACGAGGAACACGTCTCTTGGAAGTCCATGTCTATTCCGATGAACAAGACCATCCTGTTGTTGCGCGTCATCCGCAAAATGATGGATATGACTATGCTGAAGACAACATTACGTTTGAACAGGTTTGTGTCCTGATTGCGAACGATGCCTTCCCGTCAAACGACCCCTTTATTTTGTCCATTGTTCCCCATACGGAGAAGACCATTACAATGAACCGTGTTGCAGAACACTTACTCACAACGGTGCGCAAACGTTTAATCTCGACGGACAAGAAGATTGCAACTCTTCCACTGGATAGCCTAAAAGAAAAGGTGATTGTGGTATCCGGTGGAACCATACAAGGAACCGAATTTGAAAGGTTGGTCAATCTTAATTGGAACGAGTCGGGACTACGTAGGTTAACCTATCAACAAGCGGCATATCCTCGTGATGAAAAGGAACTCATTCGTTATAATCGCACAAATCTTACACTGGTCGCACCCGAACCCGAACTGCGAACGGTGAATGTCAAATGGGATAAACCCATGTATCTAGGGTGTCAGTGGAACTTGTATGACCGGAGTGGGGGAGGGTTTCGTGAAAAACCAGAAGCACTGCGTTTGGAATCTTTCTTGCGCTCTCAATAAATGGCAGACACAGCAGCACCTATGGAAGGAGGCAAGCGTAGCGCATGGATGACCCATGTGAAGAAGACGATGAAGGCAAACAAGGGTAAGCCTCTGTCTGCCGTCCTAAAGATGGCCAAGAAGACCTACAAGAAGAGCATGAAGGGTGGTGAGGCCGCAGCAGTAGAGGAGGCACCTGCTGTAGAAGCCACACCTGCTGCTCCCACGGGTGGTCGTCGCGTAAGCCGCCGCACTCGCAAGACCAAGAAGTCTCGCAAGGGTGGTCGCAAGCATTAAAATGGAAACCAATCTATATAAGAAGTAATTCTTACCTACAGAATGGATTCCGAACCCAAAACTCGCAGAGAAAGCAAAAAGTCAGCCAAAGAAAAGGCACAAGGAAAGGATACGTGTTATTCAGCTAAACGTATTCGTCAGATGGAGGCTCTACAGGAGAAGAACGTCTGTAAAAACAATATACGTAAATAAGTCCATACATCAAAAGTCCAAACATAGCAAACCCCAACATATTCTGACCTGCCTCCATTACAGAGTTAGTTCAGAGAAGAGATTTTTCAACTACACGGCGTGTCTTCCGGTAGTCCCGGTCTTTGGTGCGTCCACCGCCTCCTGTCCTACGACATGTTTTTCCCTTGTATGTTTTCTTTTGACAGCCGCTCTTGTAATACATGACGTGCTGGACATATCCCGCATAGGTCGGTATGGGCGCCTTCACCTTTGATGACAACTTCTTCAAGAGACCATACACCCATTTGCTGTATGTCTGTCGGTTCTTCAACGCCTTCTCGATGGAGTTTGTCTCGACATACTTGGCGACGATTGCGCGCAACTCTTCAAATGGATAGACTTGTGTCATCCGAATCCAGAAGGTCTTGTGAATCGCTTGGACGTCGCATTCGACCGGAGTTGTGTCTCCATAGTTCACTGCGATTGACATCAAAAAATCACGACCTGGAACAGCACTTGGTTTGGTGTTTGCTATCCTTCCATATCGCGCCTTGACCTCTTCAAAGGAAGGGTCGGGTTCGGGAGACACAATCATAGGGTCTGTCTTCGCCTGTGTCCTTAGTTTATGATTGACCTTGTTATGAAGTTCGTAAAGCCAACGTCCAGGGTCGTCGCACGATGATATCGGCATCATCGCGGTATATTCGGTCGTGCTTGCCCGGCAGTATTTACACGGTAGCATGTCCTTAATGTCCAAGAGTGTATCCTGTGGATTTGGACTGAAAAAGGCAATCAAATGAAACAGTTGCCACGCACTCGGCCCCCAATATTGTGTGTCCAATCCCATTATTCACTTCGTTCAAAAGATTATCCAACCTTACAAACAAAATGCTGGATTCGAAGGACATCATAATTTTGAGCGCGTCGTTCTACCTGGGCTCCGTGGTAGCTCGTTTCTTTACCGCACTGGTGGATGGCATTGTGGCACCCCTGTTGGCACCTCTGGGTAGCAAGGGTATTGCCGAGTCCGTTGTGGTGGTGGGCGGTGTCACCCTGAAGACGGGTGAGCTCATCGCAGCTACCATCCAGCTGATGATTTCCTTTGCCGTGGTTGTCTATGCCATCGGTGTGCTGAGGACATACTACCTGTCCAAGATCGGCGCCGGCAAGACCGCATAAGTGAAAAAATAATAACAAAACACAATGGAAACTCTTACAAATTGGTGGAAATCCATCACTGGCACCAGTCAAGACCAACAGCCCGTCGTTGAAACCCCAAGCGGGATGACAGACGGTGTTCAGGGCGGGCGCAAGAAGAAGACGCGCCGCGGTGGGAAGAAGTCTCGTAAGACTAAACCACGCCGAAAGTAAAGGCCGTCCAGCCACCACGACGAACCTTTCCAAATCTGTCCTCTAGCCTCTTCTTCAGTTCTGTCGCACTTCCACGATGACCTAGTTCGTTCTGTCGCTTCCATTCCTGGAACGTAGACGACACCTCTGACCATGCGATAGAATTGAGCTCTTCTCCTGCGGTTGCTTCGCGCGTGTGAATATACTCGCGAATGAACCTAGCAATCACATCCGAATCATCCTGATACTCATTGGTATACGCATCCACCTCTGCTGGAGGAGACAGCTTACCCAGACCCTTGCCTTCGCTATACAGATGAACCAGGTAGTTCATAAAGCACGTCGCCCACTCGGGAGACAAGACCTTTTGTTGAATGGTTTCATCGACCATGTATTGATTAGGTCCTTGGGGATTTGCGACAAACTTGGAAGGAAAGTGAACCACCTTTAGCCTACGCCACGTGCCACCGTCTGTGGT